TGGTTGGATGTTTCATGGTCAAATTAATGTAATTGACCCAGTCACTAAGAAAAGATATCCGTTGTCAAAAGATATGAATCGTATCGAATTTACTGAAATGTTTTTGAAGATCTATCGTGATAGAACTGGTTCTTCTACTATTGGTTTCCGTATTTTACCGACTGCTATCAATCAAATTCGTAGAGAGTTGAGAGGGTTGCCTTGGGATACTGATTATGCTAAATTGTCAAAAGCAATGAGAAAAGATAAGTATTGTGTGATTCCTTCTGCTGGATACACTAAGTATTTTGGAATTGGTGGTGGCGATGCATTAAAATCTGCTAATGGTGAGTTTGAGGTTGCTGAAGGTGCGACTACTACTCAGTTGAGAAATGCCTTTAAGAAGGCAAGTAAAAATAAAGTTACCTCTCGTGCCTTATTGAATGAGTTTGTTCGTGAGGTTGCTTAATCCCCTACTATTAAGGTGTTATTCTTTTACCTTTCTGCGGCAATTAGGGTATAATAGGTAGTGTTGATTGAGTTATTATGTTAAAAAATAAAAGGAGTATATATTATGAATAAAATTGAAATGCAAAATAAATTGGCGACAGTCGTCTTCGAGAAATTCGGTTCGACTATGACCAATAATCAAATAACAGAAACTGCTGAGGAACTGGATATGCCTTTCCCGCACTTTCTATTGAAAACTGAATTACGTGTTGGTCGTGGTCAATACCGTTCTCCTCTCGATGCTGAAGTTGTTACTAATAAAGAAGTTGATACAGTTGCTGCGATGACGGTGAATGTTAAGGACTTTAATGTTGAGAGTGACTCATTTGCTGAGAACCTTGTTCCTACTAAGGATCCGTTGTTTGTTCCGTTCGGTAACTTTGCTACTGTTAAGAAAATCTTACAGAGTAAAATGTTTTATCCTGTGTTCGTAACAGGTATGTCTGGTAATGGTAAGACGTTCGGAATTGAACAAGCGTGTGCCCAAACTGGTCGCGAAGTTATCCGTGTGAACTTTACAGTTGAAACTGATGAGGATGACTTAATTGGTGGTTTCCGTTTAGTGAATGGTGAAACGAAATTCTTTAAAGGTCCAGTGATTAAAGCAATGGAAATGGGTGCTGTACTTTTACTAGATGAAATTGACCTTGGTAATCCTGCTAAGATTATGTGTCTTCAGTCTATCCTTGAGGGTGGTGGTTACTTTATTAAAAAGACTGGTGAGTATGTGACTCCGAAGAAAGGTTTTACTGCTATCGCAACTGCTAACACTAAAGGTAAAGGATCTGATGATGGTCGTTTTATCGGGACTAACATTCTGAATGAAGCATTCCTTGAACGTTTCCCAATTACTGTTGAGCAGGAATATCCTTCCCCAGCAATTGAAAAGAAAATTCTTGGTCGTGTGTTTGTGTCTTTAGATATTAAAGATAATGACTTTGTTGAGAAACTTGTAGACTGGGCTGACATTATCCGTAAGACTTTTTATGACGGTGGTGTTGATGAAATTATTTCTACTCGTCGTCTGGTTCACGTTGCTAAAGCATTTTCTATTTTCGGTGACCGAATGAAAGCAATTAACTTATGTATTAACCGTTTTGATGAAGATACTAAGTTGTCTTTTGCTGACTTATATACTAAGATTGATGCTGGTGTTGAGCAGTATGGTGATGTTTCTGGTGTGACTAAAGTTGAGGATGAAACTAAAGAATATGATAACTCAGTGAGTTTTAACCCAAACAGTCCTTCGTATAAAAATCCTTAGTAGTTGACTAAACAAAAAGAGGGCAGAACTTTACTTTCTGCCCTCTTTAGTATATAATATAATATGAGAATTAACCTTTTGGAGAAAAATGGAATTGGAAATTGAATTATCTGAATTAAGAAAAAGAAAAATCTTTGTCGCCACACCGATGTATGGTGGACAATGTCATGGAATGTATTGTAAATCAACTGCCGACCTTGCCAAACTTGGTCAAGCATATGACGTTGATATCAAATTCTTTTACCTATTCAACGAGTCACTGATTACTCGTGCTAGAAACTATTGTGTTGATGAATTTATGCGTGGGGATTATACTCACCTGATGTTTATTGACTCTGACATTGGGTTTGACCCAAACGACGTATTATCCCTTGCTGCGATGATGGATCCTGATGAGAAGGATCCTAAGAAACGTAAAGAGATTATGTGTGGTCCATATCCTAAGAAAACTATTGCTTGGGAAAAGATTAAACAAGCAGTTGATAAAGGTTTTGCTGATGAGAATCCAGGAGATCTTGAGAACTTTGTTGGTGATTTTGTATTCAACCCAGCATCTGGTCAGTCTGAAATTCGTTTAGATAAACCAGTGGCAGTACTTGAAGGTGGTACAGGTTTTATGATGATACAACGTAGTGCCTTTGAACAATTCTCTAAAGCATATCCTGACTATTCATATATTCCTGACCATGTAAGAACTAAACACTTTGATGGTAGTCGTGAAATCCATATGTACTTCCAGGCACTAATTGATGAGAAGTCTAAACGATACTTGTCTGAAGACTATATGTTCTGTCAATGGATGCGTGAGATTGGAGTTGATACTTGGTTAGCACCTTGGATGAAACTTTTACATACTGGGTCATATACTTTCGGTGGTTCATTAGTAGACTTGGCAGCACTAGGTGCATCTGCTACTGCTGATGCTGACCAAATTAAGAATATGAAGAAATGAGTAAGTTTAAGTACAGCGAAGACAAGATCTTAAAAGAACTATACGAATATGTTTCTGCTACGTATGGCGAGCATTACTCTATGAATAACATTCAGTCTACTGAGTTTATAATGGATGCTGGTCATGGAGCAGGTTTTACTATTGGGAATATCATTAAGTATGCTCAACGTTACGGAAAGAAAGGTACACCTGAAGATTATAGAAAGGACTTGATGAAAGTTTTGCACTATGGAATAATGGCACTACACGTGCATGATAAACAATTTAATAATGATAAGGAAAATGATAATGAAAATTAGTCCACAAACAATTGAAATTTTAAAGAATTTCTCAACAGTAAATCCATCAATCGCATTCAAAGCAGGAAATAAAATTAGAACAGTATCTGAGCAGAAAAACATTCTTGCTGAAGCAATTGTTGCTGAGGATTTTCCTAAAGACTTTGCTATCTATGAGTTGAATCAATTCCTGGGTTTAGTGAGTTTATTTGAAGATGGTGATTTAACCTTTGGTGAAAAGAGTGTAGAATTAACTGAGGGTGGTACAAAATCTAGATACACTTATACTGACTCAAGTATGGTGACTACTCCACCAGAAAAGAATATCGAGTTGCCTTCTGAAGAAGTTTCATTCGGAATGCCTAAGGATGTATTTGCTAGAGTATTGAATGCAGCAAATCAATTACAACTTCCAGAAGTCGTTGTTCGTGGTGACGGTAAAACTGTCAAGTTAGTTGCTACTGATACTAAGAACCCAACGTCTAATGAATTTGCTGTTGATGTTGGTGAGGATACTGCTACATTTAACTTTATATTCAAGACAGAGAATTTCAAAATGATTGCTGGAGATTATACCGTCACTATTTCGGCGAGGGGAATTTCTCACTTCAAAGGTGGTGTGGCACAATACTGGATTGCTACTGAAGCAGGTTCTAAGTATAACGTTGCTGATGATAATGAACCAGCACCATTTTAAGGAAATGATATGACATTGAATGAACAAGATAAGAAAGACATTTTAACTGTAATCAAAGATTGCTCTGACTCACTAACTCGTATGGAGGGTGAACGTGAGTTTATTAAAGAAGCAATTATTGGTTTGAATGATAAGCATGGACTTGATAAGGCACATCTTCGTAAGGTTGTGAACATTTACTATAAGCAAAACCTTGCTGAAGTACAAGCACAAAACACAGAGGTTGAAGATTTGTATGAATCCTTAACTGGTTAAAATAATGCGGGTATCGTATATCGGTAAATACAATGGGTTTCCAACCCATGAAGGTCAGTTCGATTCTGACTATCCGCTCCAACTAATCCCCAGTAGCATAATTGGATAACGCAATTGCCTTCTAAGCAATAGAGTAATGGTTCAAATCCATTCTGGGGAACCAAATTGATATAACTTTACTTTCGGGTGAGTTTAGAGTATAATATAAGTATATGATGGAGAATGTGAATGGAAGACTTTTTGTGGGTTGAGAAATATCGACCAAAGACGGTTGCTGATACCGTATTACCAGCAGATCTAAAAGCAACGTTTCAACAGTTCGTTGATAATAAAAATGTACCAAACCTTTTATTGACTGGTTCGGCAGGTGTCGGTAAGACAACTATCGCAAAAGCAATGCTTGAAGAGATCGGTGCTGATTATATTGTAATCAACGGTTCCGATGAAGGTAGGTTAATTGATACACTTAGAACTAAGATTAAAAACTTTGCTTCAAGTATGTCACTGGCGGGTGGTCGTAAGTATGTCATCCTAGATGAAGCAGACTACCTTAATGCTGAGACAGTACAACCTGCTCTTAGAAACTTTATGGAGGAATACTCATCTAACTGCGGATTCATCCTAACGTGTAACTTCGTCAATAAGATTATTGCCCCTCTACACTCACGTTGTTCTGTGGTTGAGTTTAAGATTGGTAATAAGGATAAACCTAAGATGGCGAGTGAATTCTTCCATCGTGTTTGTATGATTCTTGACTTTGAGAATATTGAGTATGAAGAAAGGGTTATTGCTGAGATTATCACTAAGCACTTCCCTGACAACAGACGTGTGCTAAACGAACTACAACGTTACAGTGCTACTGGCAAAATTGATACAGGAATCCTAGTCAATACTTCAGATGCTAACTTTAAGACGTTGATGGATGCCTTAAAGAATAAGGAATTCTCAACTGCTCGTAAATGGGTTGGCCAAAATATTGATGGAGATGTCGCACCGTTCTTCCGTAAGTTATATGATACGATGTATGACCATGCTGAACCGAGTAGCATTCCTCAAATCGTAGTAACGTTGGCAGACTATCAACATAAGTCAGCATTTGCTGCCGACCAAGAAATAAATACAATGGCATTATTGACCGAGATTATGGTTGATACTGAGTGGAAGAAATGAAGTGTGTAATTTATGATTATGAAACGTTAAGTCAAAACGCATTCAACGGTGTTGTATTATCTGTTGCTGGAATTGCATATGATGAAGATAGGTTTTTAACCAACCCATACACCTATGAAGAACTACTCGACAGTTGTGAGTATGTGAAGTTTGATGTCAAAGACCAAGTTAAGTATGGTCGTAAGGTTGAGAAAGGTTCATTAGATTGGTGGAAAAAGCAGTCTAAGGATGCTCAAAAACAATTGATGCCCTCTGATAATGATGTACCAATCAGAGAATTACTTCTATTCCTAGAAAGACTTAACATATCAACTGCTAAGAAAGTATTTACTAGAGGCAACTCATTCGACCCAGTATTCACACGATCTATATGCGATAGTCTAGAAACACCAGATCCGACTCCATGGTGGGTCATCAGGGACGTCAGGTCTTATATAGATGGTTTCACTTATGGAACGGACATTAACCACGACTTCATACCTAAAGAACTGGTAGACAAATTCGTACAGCACGATCCATCACATGACGTAGCAATGGACGTGATGAGAATGCAATTCCTAATAAGGACAATATATGGCAAAGACTAATCCGTTCGACTTCACGAACTCAATCAATACTTCTAAAAAGAATTTGATGAGGAATACTGACAACGATGTGCTTGCTGAGAAATCTTACAGTCCATTCCTAACCAACCGTGCCTTGTCGTATCATAATGATACAGTTGCTATTGCTAATGAGATGAACATCAGACACTTCACGGATAAACGTTTACAGTATGAATTTCTACTGAATATTGTACGACCAAAGAAAAGATATGCTAAGTGGTCTAAGAAAGAGAAGGGTGGTGATGTCGATATTGTAAAGGAATATTTTAAGTATAATGATATTAAAGCAAGACAAGCATTGACGATATTGACTAAGGACCAGATTGTAGAGATTAGACAGAAGTTAGAGAAGGGCGGTAAAGGTTAAGTATTATAAATATTCTAAATAATTGATTAATTATGAGATCCATATGATAGATACAATGATAGAAGTCACACTCACGAAAGAAGATGACTTCTTAAAGATTAGAGAAACACTTACACGTATAGGTGTATCATCCCAAAAGAATAAAACAATATACCAATCCTGCCATATTCTACATAAGAAAGGTAAGTATTATATCACCCACTTCAAAGAGTTGTTTGCTTTAGATGGCAAACCCAGCAACTTCGGTGATGAAGATAGAGGTCGTAGAAATACAATTGCCAATCTTCTAGCAGAATGGGGTTTGGTAACTCTCGTCGATACTGAGAAGAGCAAAGATCCAGTTGCTCCTCTGAGTCAAATCAAAATCCTTCCGTATAAAGAAAAACGTGAATGGAATCTAGAACCTAAATACAATTTAGGAAAAAACTTCTAATAAAACTTTACTTTACTTCCTTTTGGGAGTATAATAAAGGTAATGAACAAGTATAAATAAACTGAACATTCCCTGATTAGGGAAATCTTGTCAACATTTGTAGTTGATAATCAACCGAAACGTTGTCAAACTATTTTTTAATATAACATAGGAGAAAAATATGTTAGATAAAGTAGTAAGTTGGATTAAAGCAGGTACTGAAGCCGGCGTAGCATTGATTGCATTAGCAATCGTATTACAGGTAATCTTTGGTGGCACTGTTCCATTCATTGGTGGCGATATTATCGCTACAATTACTGGTATCGTTGCACAACTTGGTGCACAAGGTCTAGTTGGTCTTGTCGCTGCTGCAGTACTATATAAGTTATTCAATAAGTAATAACTGTATAATAAAAGTTTAGGGGTTTTCTTAAAACCTCGAACCACTTCATAATGGAAGATAAGGATCGGTGATTATCGATTGAGTGCTTCCACCTAATTTGGTAATTTCGTGGTATAACCATAGGAATTACCATTTACTTTTTATTAGAGTTATTATGGACACGAGTTCAATTCTCGTCGACTCCACCAATGAAGGCATTACATCCTCCCCCACTGTAGTGTCTTCTTTGATGGGGTTGCTAGGTTTCGACATGGTAACAGAAGATAAAGAGTCGTAAGACCAAGTAAACGCAAACGACGATTACATATTACTTGCTGCCTGATAGGTGAGTGAGTTGAGGACTTAGGCAGGTTCATCCTTATAACCAAATGAACCTCCAACTTTTATAATGGAGAATAAATTATGGCAAACGTGTCAAAAATGAACAAGAAACAATTAATTGCCCACGGCAAAAAGTTTGGTATTAAACTTGATGAAGGTATGGTCAAAAAGACTATGGTTCAATTAATCAGGGATAAGGCACTCGCACCAGAGAAACCAACTAGACCTAAAGAATCAGTTA